ATTCGGAGTAAGACTCATCATAGTTTTTTACAACTTCGTAGCCTTCGTTTAACCAGTCACGTAGTTTTGTCCAGCCGTTGTTGTCAGCAAAGTTAGCCACACCTGATACAGAAGTTCCAATGCGACGATTACGTTGCATAATGGCGTTGGTTTCTTCCCAATGTGTAGGCAAAAGAGTTACGGTCTTTGCGTAGAGGTAAGCAAACTTCAAAGTTCTTTTGAAATCGTCTAAGTTCTCATGACGGTTTAAGTAAGTCTCAACCAATGTACAGCACTCGTAAGACTCCAAAGATTGTTCAGCACAAGGGTTGTATCCTGCAACTCTCCAATCCTTGTTGTTTGGTGGGTCAATTAGACGACCATACTTACGTGAAATGTCCATCCAAATAACTCCAGGCTCACCATTACGAACAATGCCATCAACAATCTTTGAGAAGTCTGAACCGACTTTTGCCTCAACGGAGTTGTTTGACATCCAAGCCCAGCCAGGGTTCTTAGGGTCATAGGAGTTACGTTCAGGATAGACCTCAGAGTTCTTTAGGTTTAAGAAGTCTTCATCGTCAATGCGACCAATAAGAAGTTCTGCTGAACGACGAACGTTGCCTGACACTACGCATACTCCAATGAGGTTGCCAATGTCAGCAAGGTCTCTGCGTGTAACTTTCTCCCCTGCTCTGCCAGCAAATAACTTCTCAATGTGCTCGTGTAACTTCTTAAGAGGTTCATGCCCTGCTGCCGTACCCCCAAAAATTTTAATTGGAGCACCTGCTGGACGGATTAAAGAGTAGTCAAAGCGTTGCATAGGTTGTTCAGGTTTGAGGTATGAGTTTATTAAAGAAGTTACAGACTCTACCCAACCTTCTCTAGTGTCTGGGATAACGGTGACTTCTTCCTCAGCCTTTGGCTCATAGATAGAAAAGTCCTTGTCTGCACCCTTATCGTCAAAGCCCACTCCTACTCCAAGCATGGAAGCCTCCATGAGGAAAGCAAAAGGCTTGGCTGGGTTGTTCTTGGTCATTTCATTAGTAGAGACAAAAGCACAGTTTTGTAAGGCTGCCGAATTACGTTGCTCATTGACCAAAGGAGTTCCCATTACCCAAAGCCCACGTCCAGGTGGAGTCCACTTTAGATTGAATAATCGGTCGTATGCCTCTTTTGCAGAAGCCTGAGCCTTAGCATCGTTCCAAGGAAGACGCTGGGATTTGGCGTGGTCTTTTTGAAGGGAGTACATGCCGTTGATGACACGTTCACAGACATCCACCCAAGTCTCTTTAGTGCCGTCATCTTTGAGACGGGAGTAAGTTCTTAAGAAAGTAATTTCCCCAACAGAGTTACCAGCAGCATCTCGATAGCCAAATGGGGGAGTCTTGGTACGGTATCCCGCCACAAAATCGTCGGTAATTTTGAAAGAGAAAAGAGACATAAGTTAAACCTTTCGGGTTATTGGTGGGAAAAGTAGAAGTTTAATTCAACCGCACTTTATCGTGTAACGCATCTGACAATAGCACGTGATTTTACTGCCACCCTGTTTCATACTCCCCCACTCACTGTTATCAGATAACTATTCAAGCCCTTGTTGAATAATTTTGGTGGTTTCTACCTCGTTCAAACCACCGTTTGGGAGGTCTCTTAGAGCCTGTGCTCTGTCACCAAAAATGGCTGAAAGCACTCCTCCTGATGACTGCCTTTCGGCTGTAATTCGGATGAACTCTCGGTTCTCTTCTAACTCTTTCATACCCTTTACCAACTTAAAAAGACGGTCAATTTCTTGGGAAGTATTAGGGTCAGGATAGCCACCATTAAGTTCCTCAGAGAACCTTGCAAAGGCAACTCGTGCTCCTTGCATCTCAATAACGGTATTTAATAGGGCTTTTAACTGTTCTTTAGTCTTTACTTCAACGGGAAGATTAAAGGCACAAGAGTTCTGTGGTTTGAAGGCTGGGCAGTTAGCAGCGACAAAGCAAGTGTCACATTGACGTAAAGAAGCCCCTGTTGTTTGGACTAAAGGAACGTCTTTTAGAACGTCATTTCCGTTCTCATCGGTGTCTACAATTGTCTTCATTTGATACCCAAAGACAGGTAGGTTTTGAACCTCTAAAGGGTCTCTTGGAATGAGTTTTTTAGCCTCTTCAGGGGCAGAATGTTTCCGCACTTCTAAGTCACTGTTATCAGAAAGTACCCCCCCTAATTCCGCCATACCTGATAGTAAGGGTGTCTCACTGTTATCTGATAACAAATCGTCTTTTTCACCCTCTATGATGTGAAGGTCGGGTCTTTTCTTATCCATTGACTTCTCCAATTGTTGGTATGACCACACTGCTACTTTAGATGACTCTACGCCATCATTCTTTAGAAACTTCTCAAAGTCCAAACCCGCTTTCTTTACTACTGCGGAGTAACGTCGTCGGGCTTGTTCAAGCATCTTTTTTGGGTAACGTACTATTTGCCTTCCGTCCCAAATAATGGTTTCTCCCCTACGCATTGGAGAGAGCCATGAAAGAGTAGAAGCGGTAGTAAAAGGTATCTGCCGTAGGTTATCAGGCTTGGCACAGGCTAAGGCGTGGTACTTAGCCCCATACTGGGATACAAGCCCCCTCACAAGCCCTGAGAGCGTCGTTACGGACTCAATAGTCTCGTGGGGTATAGCCACATTAGAGTAGGACTTTGACCATTCTCTGAGGCTCTGAACCCCGTATTCCTCATGCCAAACAATCCACAATTTAGGGTCGTGTTCGTAAGACCCTCGCTCTGTTAGAACCCAGTCCAACCCCATGACCCTAGAGTCTGGTTCTATAAAAGCCGTAATTCTTTCAACGTTGTTTGCCACGAACTCTTGGTACTCAGCGGCTAAAGAGATTAGTTCTTCTTTAGAAAGTCCGTCTGCTTCAGCCTGGCGAATACCAGAATCAAGGATTACCTGGACATGGCTAGGGAAGTGCTCAGAGACAAGCCATAACTTAGTTTTAGGAAGACCACGCTTCTTTAGAGCATAGAAAGACATGCCCATAACTTCTATAGACATGTTTTCTAGAAGTGTACGGTTACTTCCAACTTCAGCCCCAGAAAATACAAGTTTCACAAATGGGCCCTAATCAAAGTGAAACAGCGACACGTCTTCTTTAGAAGCATCTTGTGACCGTTTTATGTTTCGTTTGGTGATTACATCTTCTATAGAACCCCAAGGTCTCATCTTTGATGGGACATCTGGACGATTAGCAATACCCATAGTGTCTGGGTGAGCAAAAAGAAGTGCAGGTATGCCGTTTTCAAATGACCATGCTGCTAAAGAAGGTTCGGCGGTGACTACCATCTCAACTGCTTGTCTTGACCGTGCCACAGTAATTTGACGTTTTGATAACTCATCACCAATTAAGTCATAGCGATTGTCAATAAGTTCGTCGTAGCCAACAAACCCATTAACTAGTAGCCAATGCTCTGCTTGTTCTTGTGTCCAAGAAGTAAAGATTGCAACACGATGTCCTGCTTTGAGGGCATAGTAAAGAAGTGCACCTGCTCTGTTTGGGTTATCAGAGTTATCAGAACTAAGTACGCCTTCTAGTGATACGAGTACGTTCAAGGAGTCCTATCTTCCCACCCTGTACATTGCTGCTCTACGAATAAGAGTCTGTACATCAGGTAGTTCAACGCCGTAAGTGTCTAATTCATCTGCCGTCTTAAAAGAGTCTAAGTAATCTTTCAAAGTACGAAGTGCGGTAACTGTTCCCAATCGTTTTCCTGCTTGCCAACGATAGTTGTAAAAGTCTCCGTATCCTTCGCCAGTACGTGAGAAGGCTAGTTTTCGACTTCCATGAATGTCGTCCCACAAAGCCGATGCTTGTTCTAACAAAGTCATAAGTTTGAATTCAGCATTGCGTCTAGAAGCATCGTTCTTAGCAGCCTTTAATTCTGTAGTTATTTGAGAATAGCGAGAAACAATTTGAAGTGCTTGTTGATGGTCTCTACGTGCTGCTTCTTCCCAAACAGGTTGGTGTTCAGCCTGTGCTTGTGGGTCAGGATGCACTGTCCACTCATCATGAGTTAAATCATAAGCAGCGTAAGGTTTGATAACTCTGATGTCTGTAGCACCTGGGTTAACGTAGAAAGTTACTTCGTAACCTTCCCAATTTTTTGTGTGGGGCATTAACCCTGACCTGAAATCGTCATTTAACATTTTGCTAATTTCAGTATCAGAAAGACCCATGTAATCTGTGTGAGTTTTTCTAAAGGTCTCGTAATCAACACCGATTAAAACGTCTAAATCTCCTGGACTTCTTTGGGCTGACCACTGATAAGAAACCCCAGAACCTGCAATCCAAACAGTTGACCAAGAATACGGTTGACTGTATTTCTTAGTTAAAAAATCATTTAACATTCTTAAAAGGCTATTGCGAACCCACGGTTTAATTTTTTCACTGACAAATAGCCCTGGGTCTAATGACGTTTCAGGACTAGAAAAATACGAAGTGGCTGACCCCGCCGTTGAAACTGGGCCAACCACTCGTTGCAAAGCATCGTTGCGGTTCATGTAATTAGTTTACTCGTCATCTTCCTCGATGAAAGGCTTGATGATTCGTTTTTTCATAGGTCGTTTAGCCTCATAATCAACAGAAGGAGGGTTTAAAAACCCACACTCTTGATGAGCAGCAGTAAACCTATGGGTGAGATGCCAAAGTTGGTCCTTGTCGTTATCGTCACCATCTACAGAAAAATGGCTACCACAAGCACATGTCATCTCAATGAACATGAACTACTTCTCTACAATTTCAGCGTCTTCAGCAGAAAACTCAAGTGTTTGTGAACCAGCGTCAAATTCAACGCCACGTTCTTTAAGAGCATCTGCAACACGAGCACTGACAGGCTGTTGCTGTGCTTGCATTACGTTCATCAATCCTGTGATTACACGGTCTGCAAGGATTTGGTCTTTAATGTCAGAAACAATTTCTTGACATACCTTGTAAATATCCAAAGTTGTGAATGGACGTTCTGCTTCTAGTCCTTCAGGTACTTCACGATATGTTTGAATTGAGCCGTTTTTTTCTACTGCAACAATGAAGTAGAACTCTACTTCTGGTGTTTCGTTATTTTGCATCATACATTCCTAACAGGGTTCGTTTACGTTGGACCACTTTACTGTGTATTGGACAGAAGTGGCATAGATAGTTTTTAGGGCCAGGGGCATCCTTCAAACTTGCTAATCCTAAGTCTTTACGGTCTTTTGCGGTGTCTGGCAATAGGCGTTTAGAAGAGGATTCATAGTCGTCACAACTATCTTCAGGTTTGTTATGACGTTTCCAACAGGTCATTGCATCTTCAGAAAAAGTGCTTTTACTTTCGTAAAACTTCTCATCAATTTCTGCCAGACCCTTTGACCCTCCGCCTTTGATTTGACGGATTATGTCTTCACGGGCTTCTTTATTAGCCCATGCCAACACAGGGACGACAAAAAGTAATCCTTTATGTTCATCCCCAGATGGAAATCTGTGTTTTTGAACTGCAATTTCTAATAGTTGGTCATTCTCTGGACGACCTTGAAATGGTGGCAATTCTTCTAAAGAACTGCAAACCATGCAGAATAGAAGACGCATCTGTGGTCCATGATTGTAGGACTTATTGTTACTTGACCCTAATAAAGGCACATTTGACATTTTATACTCCTAAACGTTTGTTACAGCCTACCTTATCTAATTAAGAAAAGATAGCAGGTTAATCTATGCGTTTTTTATGAGTTTTACTTCTAATAGATGGAACAGGTTTACGAATTTTTCCACCTTTTTTGGGACTGGGCTTGCTTCCTCCGCCTGATTTACGAGCCTCAGTAAACTCTACCTTAGTTTGCTTTTGTCCACCTTTACCAGCAACAGAAGCGATTCCTTTTGGTCGTTTTTTCATTTGCCCATTGCTTTCTTTTGGTTTCTACGAGCACATTTTCCACATACAGTTCCTGCAAAATACCCAAGTGCGTCTTCATGACCACATTTAGCAGTCATCTTAGAAGAACCTTTAGATGATGTATCTTTCTTAAACTGTTCAGGGTTTAAGTTAGACACTTATGCTCCTGGGTTTACCTTGTTTGGATACTCAGTAGTTACAAAGCCGTAGTTGTAGAAAGGGTTTAGTGACTGACGGTTTGCATCAGTAACTTCGCTTCCTGCACCAGAGATTACCTCTGTGTCTGGATGAGCCTTGCGGTACTTGCCATCGGTTGCACCATCAGCAAGTGACTTGTTCATTGAACGTGATGAGTTAACAGCCATTTATTTACCTTCATATTCTTTTAGACGGGACTTTAGTCTGTCGGCTTTCTTAGAACCTTTTTTAACAGATACCTCGTGACCAACAATTGCGTATCCGCCTTTGCCATAAAACATACTTGTCATTGGACGATTAACTTTAAATACTTTTTCAGTTTCATTTTTTGGCATTGGTTTAATTGCACCGCTTTTTGCAGCAGCCTCGACTGCTGGGTTTTTAAAACTTGGAGACTTTCTACGGTCATTCCATGAAATCATACTTCACCTTTTTCTTTAGCAATTCTGGCTGCTCTGGCTCTTGCTTGTCCTGCTTTCGCATTATCAACATTTTCCCTAGCAACTCTTAAACCACCACTAATCTTACTTCTTAGTTCTTTAGTAATCAGCCCATAATGTGCTTCAGAATTTGGGTGGTTTGGATTCATTACCGTATGATAGGCGTGTCCTAGCATGGTATGAACATTTGGGTCATGAACCAAAGTAGCGTGAACAGCGTTGAAGGACTCGTGGTGTTTGTGGAACTCTTCTGTACCCCTAGTTCCCCTCATGCTTTCTAAATGTCCCATGGCTTGTTTAGCAAGTTCGGCTACTTGCTGAGGGTTACCGCTAAATCCGCTTGGGTTTTGAGCAACACCGCTTCTAATAATTCTGGCTTGTTGTTTAGGGCGAGTAGTCTGTGAAGGTACGCCCATCTTTTCTGGACCAGCAGTAGGTAGTTTGGTCTCAACAACCTCACGAACATCTGCGTCAGTGGCTCGTGTAATCCAACCACCATCACGTTTGCCTTTTTCTCCACCAAGAATTTGTCCAACTTTTGGTGCACCAGCAATACGACCAGTCTTTGGGTCTAGTTTTTTACCAGTACGGGTTTTAGTCCTTTTACGTTTTGGCTTGTCTGTCATGCCATTCTGTCCTTAAGACGTTTGGCAGAATGTTGAGCAAAACATTGTGGACACATTCCTTTGCTATACATAGCAGCAACTGGAGACATTATCATTCCGCATTGTGGACAAGGGTGAGACCCGTTGTACTGTAATGCGTTTTCTACAACAGTTTTTGCTTGCATATCAAAAGTATAAGAACCGCTTTCAATATCCACTAATTTGCTCCTAAGTCGTTTCTAGAAGAACCTGAATACCCTGCTACTCCACCTGAGTACCAACCAACTCGTGGTTCAACATAATTTCTATCAATGGACACTATGTCATCAATTCCAATTGTACGACGGTCATACCCATAACGGTCTGGAAATAGTCTAATTTGTGGAAGTGGTGGTCTTACCATTTTAGAAATATCTGCACCTGGGATATTCATAACCATAAGTGCTTGAGAAGTTAGGCGTTCTTCGTTAGAAGACCACGGACCACTGTATTGCCAACGCTTGGCTACTTGGTCAGGTTGAAACGGTGGTCGTTGTGACCACGGCTTTGTATGGTCATAACGACCATCTACTCCACTACCTCTTGCCATTAATTAACTCCAGTTTGGACGTAACGTACGTAGTTGTGATGCTCTCTTTGCATAAATCGTGCCTGGTTCATCAGCACGTAAATTTGCTTTTCCGTCGTTAACCAAATGAGGAGCAGGTGTTAACTCTACTTCTGGTCGGTTTCTTTCGGATAAAAATACAGCCACACCATTGGCGTTACTCAAAATTGATTTGGATTGGCGTGATAACCCTCGTGTGGGCTGTAACTCTGCGGGCCAGTAGTAAGCACTTGGCTCTACTCTTTCGCCTTTGTGAACTCCTCGTTGATACGCTTTTTTATTAACGTTGTTTTTGATTGAGTCTAAAAGTCTGTCGTCACGACGACGAGTTGTTAGTGTTCCTAAATATCCGTCTGGGTATTCAGCGGAAGGTACGCGTCCAACACCCAAACGCATAAAATCTAAGTTAGAACGAACAGATGGACCACCGTAACCGCTTTGGTTGTTGTAGCCATTTAAAGCACCAGAACCTAATGATTGCCAGTCCTGGTTTGGAGTCATATTGGTTGCTGCCATTATTGTTCTCCACGCATACGTTCAACACGGCCTTCGTTAATCTTTCTTAGAATGTCGCCATAACTAACATTCTCTTTCTTACCTGTTTCACGATTAACTTTGTAACCTGCTTTTTTATTCCAGTCTTTATTCTGATACTGATTGCGTGTAAAACTTCCCTTTTCATTAGGCATATCTAATGCACCAGGACGGTATCTAGGGTCAACATCGTTTTTACCTAAGTCAGCAGTGTGCAAAAGAACATCTCCGCCACCACCTACAAAGTGACCTCTACGAGAAACTCGTGTTCCTGGAAGTGCATAAGATGCTTTCTGTTGTTCACGAACTCCCATCTCTTGTGCTTCACGAGGAGTTTTAATTTTTACAGATAAATCTTGGTCGTATGTACCTGGGGTTGCTGGATTTTTCCAAGCACCATGCACAACGTTTTCCATACCTTCGGCTTTTCCAGCATGTTTTGCTCTGTAATCGCTAATTTGTTTTTCAGAGGCTGGTAATGGGGTGGACTGTTCTGCTCCTGAAAAAGCAGTCATGAACCCGTGTCCTTTTGCTGGAAGACGGTCATGGAACCCGATAGAAGCACCATATTCGTCAGGCTTATTTAAATGCTCTGCAAATTGGGCATCACTTAAAGGTCTTTCACTCATACACCCTATGGTCTAGGGTAAAGTATGATTTGTCAGTATAAAGGAGAAAAATGGAGTTAGAAAACGTCTACAAAAAAGGGATAAAACACTACGTTGCTATTTCTGTAGGAAACAACGACTCTTATCAAGCAGTGTGCAACCCTTTTAAATGTGGTTGGAAAGGTTCTTTAACTACTGACCGTTCTACGGCTGAGTTTGAGCGGGAGATTCACTACATTGAAATTCTTGACCTTGATACAAAGCCGTTCCCTCAATAATATTGACGGCTTCAATAGCAAATCTTCCAGACTCTTCGTTGTACCAAACTATTCCAATGCCCTGTTGCCAGTTTTCATAGTGAACTCCTGGACGACCGTCTGACCCAACACCTGAGTTAGTTGAAGGCACTGCTCCGTCTACACGACACAAACATCCTGGTGTAAATGCAACGCTTCTAATTGGACCTTCTGCATCAAATGTAGTTCTGTATTGCATTTCAATTCGATGAATGTGTCCAAATATTGTAGACAAATGCGGGGTGTCGTTGGTGTAAGCAACGGCAGTGTTTCCATTACTACGTACTTTATTCCCATGCATTGCACGAAGATACTTACCTAACCACACCATAGATTCTTGAGAAGGGTACTTATCAAAAAACTCTACGTTTAATTCGCTTAGACACAATAGGTTTTGAACACTTAAAACTGGGTCGCCATCTATGTCGTTGGCTTTCTTTAAACCGTAAGAGGCTGCTGCGTTACGGGTTGCATGTAAGTTAAGCCTGTTGTCGTGATTACCCTCTAGCAACACAATACGGGCATCAGGGGATATGGCTCTTTGTTTTGCTAACAACTCATGACCATAATTAATAGCAGCCTGAGTTGTATTAGCAAATGCTGCTTCTTGTATGTACTTTGAGTGCTCTTGTAAATCTAAGAAATCACCAAGATTAATAACTACGTCAATTCCATATTGCTCTTGTACATACGCCATAATCTTTAACGCTACGTCAATTGCTTTTTCATCATGGAATGGGTCTAAAGTTCCGTCTTCATAACGACGATAACCTATCTGCGGGTCTGGCAAAATAAATGCACATCGCATTTTGGTTTTTGACTTATCGTGTTTAGTTGGTGTCCAGCCTAAATTAATGTTTACTGGGTCAGCAGGTCTTACAATTTCCCATTGGGGCCCTTCATCCCACGCAGGGTGGATAACAAACTTAACGCCCTCAAGGTCGTGGACGGTGGCGTTTCCGTCTTCGTCTTTCGTAACCGTTTGATAAGCAGATACGTTGACCCTACTAATGCGACCAATATCTTCTGGGTCAAAGCCTTGCTTCTCCAATACTTCTTTAATCTTGTTTCGTTGTGCTACTTCTTGTAGTTCAGCCCATTTATCATCATTTAACGACATGCACATGCACCTTGTCTGTGAGTTCGAATAGTGTCTTTACTCATTGGGTTTGTAAAAACTCTTTGGAGTTCCCTAAATAAATCAGCGTGACTTAAATCTGATTCTAGTAAGACGGTTATAACTGCTGCTTTATCAGGGTGCAGACTTGAGTGCCATTTGGCAAACTTGCATAACTTACTTGTTTGTGGTCTTTCTTTTAAACGCTGTAGAAGTTCTTGGAAATCTTCTATAGAACGTTCTTGCAGGTCGTGCTCTGCCATTCTGGTAGACCCTTTCGTAGCGATTCGGTAAAGAAATCTTACCGAATTTCGCTACGAAAAGATAGCAACACGCTACTTTTTTATTCTTTTCTAAATCCTGTTTGAGCGGTAGAGTTATCGTCCCACTTATAAAAAGAACCAGCAGTCTGCTTGGATAATGGCTGTGGAGTTCCGTAAGGGTTACTGTCATTAGACCAAGCAGTGCGTGACGATGCTGTTGAAAGGTTTTGACTACCTAAAGATTTAGGTGAGTTAACCCCTTTATAAGGCTGTAGGGATTGCCCTGTTTGTTGTGAAGAAAGGTTTCCGTTCATACGCTTAACGCAATGAGTCGGAAGCAGCCTTACCCATACCTTGACGAGCACCCATTGTTGAAGGAACAATGCGAGCATTTGCCATGGTTGCACCCGCTGCTGGGTCAATTGTTGGCATCTTTGCCGAAACTCTGCAACATGGTCCATTCTTTTCAGAATTTGCATCAATCTTCACAGGTGTACGACGTGGCTTTGCACCCATCATAGTTGGGTCTCCTGCTTGAACATTTTTCTTTGGCATCAATGTGCCCTTTACTGCACCAACAGATAGACGTGCACTTCCACGAGTAATCATTTCGCTTAGTACGCTTGGCATTTCTACTGATGTTTTCTTTGAACCTGCACCATCCATGTGGCTTGATGCTGCTCCTGAACGACGACGCATAGCGTGTCCCATCTTTCTATAGTCTGACATTAGAACTCCTTTTGCCCTTGTATAAATAGTAAGACCTTACGGGTTAGTGTCTGCCTTAACTTGCTTGAATTGAAAAAACAATTGCCGAAATTTCGCCATCACGACTTTCAATGGTCGTAAACCCTGGTTTGCAAGTTAGGTCTAACCCTCTTGGGGCTACATAACCACGGGCTATGGCTAGGGCTTTAACTGCTTGGTTAACAGCACCTGCTCCAACTGCACGGAGTTTTACTTGACGGTCTGCATATAGGGCATGGGCGATTGCAGAAGCCACGCTTTGAGGGTTGCTTCCAGCACTTACACGAAGAAACGGCTCTTCTGAAGAGACGATGGATTCGATTTCAGTCACGATTTTTAGTCCTTTACGTTGTTTTGTAGTGCCCACCTATCCATAAAGGTAAAGAAAAAACGCCTATAAATCAGCCTAAACGTGGTTCATCTCTGTATTTTGGGTCAGCCATTTGCTTTATAACGGCTTTTTCGACCTCGTTTATTCCATTTTTTGAGACAAGCCTGGCTAAAGCATATGAGTCAGCAGCGTTGTCGTCCGAAAACTCTACTCCCCACCGCTTGTACATCATCATCAACATCTCTTGTTTTTTGGCGTTCCCTTTACCTGCTGCAAACTTCTTTAAGGTCATTGGAGCAACCTGTAACGGAAATATCCTGTCTCTTTCATACAGTTCAAGTTTTACGATTGCTGCTAACTCTCCTAATTTTAAAGCAGCAGGGGATTGAAGAACGCTACCTTCTATAGCAGTATCAAGTATTTCTGCTCCTAACTCTTGAACGTAGTCAAGAGTGTCGCCAATCCATTCTTTTATATCTACAAGTCGTTCAATTCCAAAATAAGGAGATTTATACACCCACGTAAAATATTCGTTTGGGTTTTTAGAAGACATGGCTGTTAAACCAAACCCCGTAAGGGATTGGTCTATTCCTATGTAAACGTCGTCTTTTCGGGTAAGACCACCGTTAAAAGTTTTTATTGACAAGAGTAGTCACCAAAAATTTTAACTCCTCTAACGTACCGTCATTACCTAGAACTTCATCAAACGTATACGTATCTAGTTCCCATTCAGATACGTGGTTGTTAACTGCACTTACGTTTGGACGTTCTACTCTCCACATGTGGCCTTTTATGTGTTTAATTGCTTCCGCTTCATTTCTAAACCGTACGTCTGTAATAACATACTTTGAATACGCCTCATTGTTAAGTTTTCTAAATGCAGCCCTAACCCAAACTTCTGGGTCAATATTTATACGAGCAGAGTAGCCAAGAACCTGTAAATAATGTCGAACTTCTGGGCGTTGCTTTGCTAAATCCCACCCGTATTCCTCAACAAGTTCTTGTAATCGAACATCATGAACTAGTGGGTCCATCGCTAACAACATGTTTCGTATAGGGTCTGCAAAAGCAATTTTTTCAAAACCGTGTTCTTCAACTAAAAATTGAGCAACAGTGTCTTTTCCAGAACTGGCATATCCAGACAACCCAATTACTACCATGAGGACTTGTCTTTTCTAATTGCTCTAAAATCAGAAGACCTACGAGTAAGTTCACGAGAAACTAGGGCTGTGTCTCGTTCTAAATTGTGAAACATCACCTCAATCATTTTTCTATACGCATAGATATTGTCTAAATTATCTGAAAGTTTCATAACAGTTGGGTCACTTGCAATTGCAGCCTTCAATGCAGCAACTTTGTCGTTTTTAGTAATTTCACGAGAAACCATTAATTTAGCAGAGGTCATGTCTAAAGTTTTTTCTGCTGCTCTTTCGTCAATCTGTGCTGCAGACAACTGAGTTGCAACGTAGTTAGACCACGCTGTAAGTCTGCTAAACAACAAACTAAGTTGTTCGCTGTCTAATTCAGTTAAATCTCGTGGCATCAATGGATAATCATCTTGCTGTTGAGCAATTGAAAACCCTTGACTTAACAGTTCATCTACTGCTTTTTGCGAAGATTCACCTAGTTTAAGCGTCATCATTTTCTCCAAACTGTAGACAGGATTTACAGCCTACTTCATTAACGGTACAAGCAATAGGGGTTTGTGCATTAACTGCGTCTACAACTTGTTTTGCTTTTTCAAATATAGGCTCAACAATTTCATAGTCTGCTTTCACTACAAACTCTCTATAGTCTTGGTCTGCCTTTAGTTCGTAAATAAACACAATTTCGTCTATGGGAGTGCCCATTCGTTTTGCTAACTCTAGGTACACCTGTCCTTGTAATAGGTGAGTTCTGAAAGGACGACGAATACCTCGCCATGCTTTACCCAAATCTCCGTCTGCTTTTGCAAGAAGTTCTGGGGCTTCAAACCTTAAAGTTCCTGAACCAATTGATTTAATTTCAATTAAACAGTCATTGCCTAGGCCTTTTATCCAACCATCAGAATGACCAGCAATTCTTAAATCTGGGTCAACTAACGTTACTTCTCCATACTTTAAAAAATGACCGTTAGCATTACAGGACTTGCATATTTTTGGTGAAGTTGCGTAAAACTCAGTTCCACAAACCATACAATGCCAAGCACCGTAAAGAATATCCATTTCTTTAAACCAGTTTTGCCATTTAGCATGAATGAAGTGACCTTCATCAAAAATAGATTGCAGTCTTAGATTTGGCTTATCTTTTTTAATAGGGGCTCCCGTTAAAGCAAAGTAAGAGGCTCTTAAACACCAATCAGCCTTAACCATTTCTGACGGGTGTAGCACGTCAGTACTGCGTTTTTCTAGAGGTTTTGAAAGCAAATGCCTTTCAACATCTCCTACTAAACGAGGGTCGCTTTTCTTTGCATCTAAGAACTTCTTTAAATCGCTAGTCATCATTCGCCTTTATCTAAATTAAATATGAATTGTTCTAATGTCATTTTTTTCTTGTATGTTCTGCTCCATTTGCGAATTAAAGCATTACGTTCTCTATGAGACATTCCTCCCCAAATACCATGAGGCTCGTCTCTTTCGACTGCATCCCAAAGACATTCTAGTCTGACGGGACACGGGTTTTTTCCGTTTTCGCCAAAACAATATGATTTTGCTTCAGCAGCGATTGTTTTGTACAAATCTTTATCGCGTGGAGGATAGAAGGTGTCAGTATCAATTCCTTTGCACCTAGCCTTATATCGCCATGCGTGTTGTGGTTCATCCATTTACGATTCCTTATCAAGAGTCTCTCTCATTTCTAGGTAATCGTCTTCAAGAAGAATTATGTAATTCTCCCCATCTAGATGGATGCCTAATATCGGGGTACGGCTATCTAGTATTGCCTCTCTCGTAATCTTCTTTAGAACGTCTGACTTAATAGTGATTTGTTTTTTACCAGTCCACTTATGTTCAATAAGAAGTTCTTTAGAACGTACGTCACCCTTTCGGGACCAAAAGGCTCCAGAAGCAGCAGTACGAGAACCGCCTACACGTTTTGCTAAACGGTTTTCGTGTATGCGAGATTGCTTCTGACCTTCAGATTTCATTTTTTAGTTTTACCTGTTTCAATTTCTTCAAACAGATGTGGTTTCAAACGACCAAGAGCAGTCAATGTTAATGCAACATTTTCGGCTGCTGCTGTAACACTTGCCATTAAATCTTCAGGATGTGCATGGTCGTGTATTTGTTTTCCTGAAAAGGACCACGTATTTCCTGACGACTTAACAACCTCAACTACTAATTGTAGATATTGGTCCATTGAAATATACCAAACGGGTACTCTATTTCCCAAGGTCAATCACCTTCTTTGCTAGTTCTTCCTTTAAGTCTACTTCTTCTCGAATAGACGCAATGACAGACTCTGTGCCTTGCCATTTACGGTCTCCATAATAGTACCAACCGCCCTTACGTTCAATAATTTCGTGAAGGACAGACATAGCAGCGATTTCTTTAGCAAAATCGTACTCGCCAGGTTTGCACTCCCCTCCAGGAGCAAAGTAGAAATCAAAGTAAGCCACTCGTTGAGGAGGAGCCGTTTTATTCTTTAATGTTCGTACTTTTATAGTCTGTCCAACACGAAGTTTGTTTGTTCCTGAGCCTACTTCAACCCATTCGTCTCGACGAATCTCACAACGAGTAAAGAAAGCATAATTCTTTCCTTCGCCACCAGGAGTAGTTCTAGGGTCTCCGTGCATTACGCCAATTTTCATTCGATATTGGTTAATAATGATTCCAAGTACTGCACGTTCATCTTCAACTAAACTTCTTTTCATTGCTGAACCAACAACTCTAAAGAATTTATTAGTTAGCATTGCTCCACGACCAATAGTTAACTCATCCATATTTTTTGCCATCTCAGGAGAGGGAGATAGGGCTGGCAAAGAATCAATCACAATTGCGTCTACTGACTTAGATTCTGCAAAAGCAATAACTGAATCGTAGGCTTCTTCCATAACGTTAGTTTCAATAACGATAATGCGGTCTGAATCAACACCACACATTTCTGCGTACTCTGGAACCCATTGCTCTGCTGCTACCCAAACCGTAGTAAAGTTTGGGTTAAGGGCTTGATTAGCAGCAATTGTTTTAAGGGCAACAGCCGTTTTACCATGAGAAGACTCACCAACAAGTTCGTTCCATTGATTACCTGGGAATCCACCACCAAGAACAAAATCAAGCGTTGTTGAACCACTTGTAATGCGAGGAATAATGTCACTGCGAATATCGGCAGCACGTACTACAACATTATCTCCAAATCTTTTATTTAATTGAGCAACTATTTTTAAGGCTTCGTCATTCATCATCCGTCTATTCTCCCAATAATTCCTTGTGGGTTCCAATTACTCTGAGTGTCGTTACCCCGTGCAGATTTTGCACTTCCTTCAACTTTTGCCCCTGTTAACGAACCAAACTTACTGCCAGATTGAGATAACGGGTATCCACAATCATAACAACGAGGTGCTGCATTAGATACAGACATGTAATTATTGCTATTGCAATCTGGACAAGAGTTAACCTGACTAGCACTGCCGATTCTTAAGTTTGGTTGAGGTTGTGGAGGAGTGTAAGGAGTCATGGGCTGTTGAGACATAGGCATAGGTGGAGATATGTCTTGTCGTGGCATGGGTACTTGACCCTGTAACTTTTTTGCCCACCAATCAGAATTACTCATAGTTTTGGCCTCCTTGGTCCAACTGATAGTAAATTTAAATCAATCATTTGAGACAAATTACCAACAACAGCAGCGATAGTTAATTCTTGATTGGTTGCTGCAAAATGATTCCAAAATTCTTCGGGCATTTCGTTTGCTTTGTCTCCCATCTTAGTCCTTTGCAATTCAGTAGTTGCTTTTGCAATTGAATAAGTTTGTGCAAAAATCAACGGGAATAAATGAGCAATTTTTTCAACTCTTTCATCACTTGCTCGTTGCTCCATCTCCGCTACTTCTTCACTTACGTAAGTAGTTCCAGCAATAACGCCTAAGGCAAATGCATCTTTTAATTGTGAGTCTAAAAATAGACCACGTATTCGGTACATAATTTCTGCAACAAGAGCGTCTTCATCAAACTCAAACTTTTTCTTTTTAAACCATCTCATTTTGCTTGCCCCCATTTTTGAACAATGTGGGTATCAGCAATCAATGGAACAACCATGTCAGGCAACTTTACCCCTTCCATTGATTCTCGAATCGCTGATGCAACCTCATCAGCAAGGTTGTCAGGAGTAATTGTCACTAATTCATCATGAACTGTCAATAGCACATTAACTTCTGGTTCTTCTACAAAACAAGAGTGTGCTCTAACCATAGCCAACTTTATCAGGTCTGCTGCAGACCCTTGAATAACGGTGTTAAACGCTTGTCTTTCAGCACGAGACTTTGGCCCTAAGTCATTGCTTAACAATTCAGGAATGTATCTACGTCTTCCTAAAACAGTCGAAACATGTGGCATAGGTCTTTGCTGTTTTGCCACTCTAATAACCCTATTTCTATAGTTGTTGATATTTGGGAAAGTGGAGTTAAACAAGTCCATTAATTGATGTGACTCTTTTACTGTACAGCCAATTTGGTCTGCAATTTTTTCAGGACCAACACCATAAGCAATTGCTAACACAAGTACTTTTCCAGCACGACGGTCTACACCCATACGGTCACCGATTGTTGTGTATATGTCCCCTCCATCCATGTAGTTCTTAACGAACGCAGGGTCTTGGGAAAAAGACGCAATAATTCTAGGCTCAATCTGTGAGTAATCAGCGACTACTAACTTATACCCTGGAGGAGCAATGAATAAGTTTCTAATTAACTTTCCATACTCACCTTGAGACGGGATGTTCTGTAAGTTTGGCT